TAACTATTTATAGCTGTCTCTCTGAATTTGAAGTATAAAAAAATATATTTCAAGTATAAAACGTATATATATTAGTATATTATAGCATATTTAAAGTATTTAAAAAAGTATCTATGTATTTTTAAAGTATATTATAAAAATGTAAGTATTTAGATGCTTTTTCCCTAAATTTTCCCCACAAAAAAAGCCCCTTTATTTTGGGGCTTAATTTTTATCTTGTATTTCTCAAACAATCTAAAGTGAATTTATCTCCGTCTAACACTGCTTTGTATTCGCTCATATAGAATTGATATGATCTATCTTCATCTTCCTCAAAATCTACTTGAAATACTAGTTTTTCGTATTCATCTTCATTCATATTTCCTAAATGTGCTTTTAGCTCTTCTACTGAATAGCAACAAGTACAGTCGTTAGGTTTATCTTCACTCCAGTATGTTACTGTTGATTCATCATCTAATACTAACTCATTTACCACTACCATCATTTTATCGTAATTTCTCATTTTTAATTCCTCCGCATATCTTAACAATCTTTTTGCTACTTGTAACGTCATATTCTCTATTTTTCTTTTGCCATTTCTGTAATCTGATATCAATGAAAATGAAACCCCAGAATCTTTTGCTATTTTGTAACTACTGATTTCACTATTTAAAAGTTCTTCTATTTCTTTAATTATTTTATCTACCATATATAAACCTTCTTTTTTATTGAATTTAAGCCATTTTTATGTTATTATTATCTTAGTAGCGAGGTGAAGTGGCTTAGGACTTCACCTTGGTTACCTTACGTTTTTTAGGAGTTCTAGTCTTTGATTAGAGCTTCTATTTTTTCTTTGGCTTCTTCTAATGTTTTGCTATTTTCTAATCTCTCTAGCACTAACTTTAGAAGAGTTTCTTTAAATTGATTAAATTGTTCATTTGTCATATTTCCCATTTTTTTCTCCTTTCTGTTCCTCTGCCAACTTATATTTATATTATATCACTTAATCGATATATTTTCAATAGATTTTTAAAACTTTTTTTTTTAAAAATGCATAAAAAAAATAAGCCCCTACTATTAAGTAAGGGCTAAAATCATTAAAATACTTCAACTTCTGTTAAGTACTTATCCTCTATCCATTGATCGCTGTCTTTATAGTTTACACGTGACCAACCGTCTTTCTTTTCGTAGACACGAACACGAGTACCAGCCGGTACAAATTCCTTATCCTCGCTATCTTCAGTTGGTTGGCTTTCTAGAATGTAATCAATGCTTACAGTCGCTTCGTAGTATGGTTCATCACGTTTAGCAAGCTCCACATCTTCATCAAGAATGCTTTTTTCAACTACTGTTGGTTCGCTAACGTCTCCAGCTAATAATTGCTTGATTCTGTTGATGAAATATTGTCTACAGGCTTCTGTACCTGCTCCGTTGTATGCTCCACCGTTGCCGTGAAGTTCCATGCTTCTGTGTGGACAATCTGTCGCACTAAATTCGTGGTGTAATTTAACTGTGTCTTCATTAATCGGTAAACCGTAACTTTGTAAGACTTGACCTGCTAATAATAGCGTTGCGTCTTCGTTTGCTATAAATTCGCTGTCAGAAGCGGACATAGATTGACAAACTTCAAACCCGATAAAATTAGCATTTCCATAAGCATTGGCTGTGTGCCATTCTTGGCGGTTGGTAGGTTGGAAAACATACACGTCATTTCTATCTACATAGTATGCAGCAAAACCATTTGCTAATGTTCCATTATTCACTCTTCCTACTAAAAAGCCGTCATATTGTCTAGCTGATAAGCTCCCTGCGTCATTGTGAATTACAACTCCTAAAATGTTGTTTTTTGGTGGTGTAAAGTACACTCCGTTTTGAAAATAGTCACTATAAATTTCTGTCATTGTTGTTCTCCTTGTTAGTTGATTGTTTATAAATTTGGTGAAGTCCGACTGCTCCGACTCCCACTAATACTGCGTTAGCGTCTTTGAAAAGTAATATTCCGATGATACCACCTAAAGCACCCAACACATGCGGAATATATTCGGTTGGAAATACATTCCACTCTTTTAAGACTTTACCTAATAAATTAAGTAAAACTACTATAATTGGCACTAAAAATTGCTGTAATTGATCCATTTGTTTTATCTCCTATCTTTTATTTTTTAAAGCTCCGTTATCTGTGTAATAACCATTATTCCACATTACCGTGATTAAATAATCGTCGCTTGTTTTCTTACTTAAATCTGTTTCTAAAATTTCCAACGTGAATTGTTTAGTTCTGTTGTTAAAAATCACATAACCATAAGTAGCATTATTTACTCGTTTTATATCAAGTCCGTTAATATTCCTTAAAACTACACTATTTTCAACGTCAACTAAATTCATTTGCTCTGAAAATCTCATGTTCTGAATATATATATCCTGCCAACCTATTACTAAAGCGTTTCTGATACCATTTTTAGCTGTTGGACGGCTTTCTAACGCTGTCAAACGTCGTTTGACTTCAGTATCGTTGTAAACTGTATCTTTGTCCTTTTTAGTCTCTAAAGCACTAACACGACTAACTAAAGTACTATCATTATATGGTTGCGGTATCTCTGATTTCAAAGCATAATTAGCTAAATTGTTAGCTGTTAAATAATGTTTGTTCTCTAATTCTTCGTGGGTTACTATTTGAGAATAGTCTATTTCCGTAGCTTCTTGCAACTCTTGTTTAGTCGCATAGTTTGATAAGTCAACAGGCGGTTTGTTTTCAAGAGCCGTTACACGTCCAACTAACGCAGTATCATTGTAAGGGGTCGTTAAATAACCTTTGCTAGCTAATTCATCTTTAGTTACTAACGTTGATACTTCGATGTTAGGTTTACTTTCTAATGTAGCTACTCTATTTCTTAATTCACTATCATTATATACGGTGTCTTTATCCGTTTTATTTTCCAACGCTGTAACTCTGTTACTTAAATTAGTATCATTATATGGTTGCGGTAATTCATCATGAGTAACGAATTTCTTTATTTCATCTTTCGTTGCAAGATTTGAAATATCTTGATGTTGAGTTAGAAAACCTTTGTTATTCAATTCAGTTTCCGTCACATAATGTTTAGCTTCTAATTCATCAGTAGTGACTATATTTGAATAATCAATCTCTGTCGCCTCGTGTAATTCTTCTTTTGTAACAAGACTTTCTGTTCTTGTTTCCAACGTTGTAACACGTCTTTTAAGCTCGCTATCATCATAGATAGTATCGTTATCTTGTTTATTTTCTAACGCTACAACTCTATCTGTTAATGGCTTATCATTGTATTGTTCCGTTAAATAATTCTTACTTTCAAGATAACCTTTTGTAACAACCATACCTTTGAAAGTATCGTAATCAGAAGCATTTACCTTAGCTTTCAATTCATCCTTGGTAGCATAACTACTTAAATCAATATTTGGTTTGTTTTCAAGTGCTGTCAAGCGTTCCTTGATTGGTTCATCATTATATACAGTATCTTTGTCAACCTTGTTTTCAAGCACTTCTACACGTTCTTTTAACGGTGTGTCGTTATAAGGTGTTGTTAAGTAATTTTTGCTTTCTAATACTTCCTCTGTGATGAATTTTGATGTGTCGATTGGAGGTTTATTCTCTAATGTTTCTACACGTTGCCTTAACTCACTATCGTTGTAAACTGTGTCTTTATCTTGCTTGCTTTCAAGTGCTGATACTCTATCACTTAAGGCTGTATCATTGTATGGTGTCGCAATAGGTCGTTGCTCCAATTCACTAACTCTAGTTCTTAGTTCTGTGTCGTTATATACGGTGTCTTTGTCCTGTTTGTTCTCCAATACTGTTAAACGTTCTTTGACTTCAGTATCGTTATATCCTTGTGGAATATCTGATTTCAAAGCATAGTTTTCTAATGCAGCTCCAGTAATATAATGTTTAGATTCTAATTGATCGTTAGTAACAAGGTTAGCTAATTCTTCCTTAGTCGCTAGTCCTGTGATATCTTGATGTGATTTCAAATAACCTTTACTTTCCAATTTTTCATCAGTTACAAATTTTGATGTATCAACGCTTTCCAGGTTAGTAAGTCGTTGTTTAACTTCGCTATCGTTATATGGTGTTGGAATTTCAGAAGTTTTGGCATAACCTTTGTTATCTAACGTTTCTTCGGTTATGTAATTCTTACTTTCTAATGCTTGATTTGTTACAAATTCAGAAGTATCAAGAGTTGGTTTGTTTTCTAACGTTGTTACACGATTTCTTAAATCTGTGTCATCGTATTTAGTGTCCTTATCTTCTTTGCTTTCTAAAGCTACAACACGACTTCGTAAGTCGCTATCGTCATAAGCTCCACCCTCGATTGCCTTACTCTCTAAAGCTGTTACACGTTCGTTTAGTGGTTTGTCGTTGTATGGTTGTGGCAATTCAGATTTTAAAGCATAGTTAGATAATTTTTCATCAGTAACAAAAACAGAAGTATCAACAACAGGCTTATTCTCAAGTTCCGTAAGCCTTTGTTTTACTTCTGTATCGTTGTATATTGTATCGTTATCCACTCTAGCTTCTAACTGTCCAATTTTTTGTACTAATACCGTATCATTATACGGCTGTGGTATCTCTGATTTTTTAGCATATTCTGATAAATCTTGGTGTGTAGTTAAGAAATGCTTCTCTTCTAACTCTTCCCTAGTCACTAAATGTGAAGTGTCAACTGTTGGTTGACTGTTCCTAACTTCGTTTAACTCCTCTTTAGTAGCTAGATTGCTAATATCTGAAATGTAATGTTTATTCTCTAATTCTTCTTTTGTTACAAGGTTGTCAATATTTGGTTGACTACCACGTACTGTCTCTAATTCTTCTTTAGTAGCTAAATTTGATATATCTACGTTAGGCTTGTTCTCAAGCACCGTCAGACGCTCCCTAACGTTAGTATCGTCATAAATAGTGTTTTTATCTTCTCTATTTTCCAAAACGCTAATACGTGCTTTTAATTCGCTGTCATCGTAAATTGTATCTTTATCTTGCTTGTTCTCAAGTTCACTAACTCTACTAACTAAATTTGTATCGTTGTATGGTTCCGGAATATTTGTTTTTAGTGCATAATTCTCTAACCTATTATTAATCTCTGTTACAACTTCATTTTTAGTCGATGTAAGCTGTTCTTGAGTGATTAATTTACTTTCTACCGCTTCTAATTCGCTTATTTTAGCATATAAGCCGTTAGCTTTTTCTTCGGTTAAAAGTCCTTCTGTTGAAATACTACTTAGATCAAGAGTTTTCAAAGCTTCTTTTAGTTCATCTTTTGTAACAACTTCTAATCTATCAATGATTAAATTATTCTTAAATAATCGTTCTTTAATTGTCAGATTGTCTAATTTGTCAATTTCTGATACTTTAACCTTAAAATTAAAACGATAAAAGTCGTTATTCTCTCGATCATTATCAAGGTATAATACACAAACTACAGTCTCATCTTGAGTGATTAACGTTGTATCAAATTTGAATTTAATCTTGTTATCCTCAATCGTTCCCTCAGTTCGCCATACTGACTCACTTTCTTCGAAAATAAATAAGGCTGTGACCGTTTCATCAGTCAAAGCCTCATTCATTACTTCTATTTCAAAATGTCCGTTGTTAGTATCGTGTGAATAAATTTCACAAGCACTATTTTCTGTCCAACGTTCAAGTGGTGTATTTTCTGTTTCTAATCTAATAATTTTTTGCATATAATCTTACTCCTTGCCATCTAATTCATCTCGCAGCTTTTCTAATCGTCTTTTGAGTCCAGTTGGAAAAGGTACACCCAATGCACTTAAATTTTCGATTAGAGATAAACAGTAACCAACTGTGAAGAATAATAGGAAAACTGTTGCAAATTCGTTAAAGCCTAAATACAGCATATATGGATATACCGTAATGCACATTATTGCAACAATTCCATGTTCAATTAACCCACGTCTATTTACTGTTGAGTTTAGTTTTTTTGTTACAAAAGCCTTTGCTAGTCCAGTTAACACATCAAGCACAATTATTAATGTAAAAGCATGAATGTAAACGTCATAGGCTAAGTGGTAGTAGCGTTCAGCTAATTCCGGTAATGTTATTTCCATGTTACACCGCCTTTACACATTTACTTTCAACCACTCGGCAACTCGTCTACCTATTAAAGCGTGACCTGCCTCGTTAGGGTGGATAGCGTCCCAAGTCCATTTATTGTAATTTCTCATTGTTAATACAGGTGCTTTCCTCCAGTCAATGTAAGGTATTTGATATTCTTTGTAAACTTCCGCTAATGCGTCACAAAAATCATTAAGTGTTTTACCGTTTCTATCAGCAAATTTTAAGCTGTCTACATATACAGTATTAGCTGGTTGAGTGAACGGTAATCTAAATAAGTTGTGCGGTAAGATACCAGCTACTTGAATATTTTTGTTATCCGCAAAAATCTTGTTTAAACCTTTTTTCAAACTAGCAACAACATCTGTTAGGTTACTTTGATTATTAAAATCATTTACTCCCATTGCTATTATCGCTAAGTCAAAGTCGGCAAAATTAACGCTATTTACTTGCCCGTTAAAATCTTCTGGCCCAGTTCCTGCAATACTTTTACCCGATACAGCTATATTTCGTAAAGTACCTCCGTATTGTTCCAACATATAATTCGGCCATGATTTGTCATATAATTCACGTGGGCTATTATAATTTTTAAGTCCTTGAGTAATGCTATCGCCTAGCGTTACAATTCTAGTGTGGGGTGCTGTTTTATCTAAAGTAATTTTTGGTTTGTTTTTCAACGCTCCATTTTCAATGTAATATCCGTTATTCCAAATTGTTGTGACGTAATACATTGTTTCCGGTTCGATACTCAAGTTAGCTTCAATAGCCTTTAAAACGAAAATTTTATTTACCGAATCAAATAAAATATAACCGCTAGTAGCATTGTTTATTCGTTTAATTTCTTTTACCGTAACATTCCACTCGACCATTTTACCTTGATAATCTAGTTGTACTTGTGGTATGTCCGATAAAGTAAAGTTTTCAATATAAAAATCTCCGCCACCTATTAATGTTGCTGTATTAATTTGGTAAGCATTGTAACTTTTCCATATTCCATTTTTTTTGACGTCATAACGACTGATACTGTTGATATATCCGCTACCGTCAGCCCAGAAAAAACCAAGAATAATGTTGTCTTTATCAAATATTTCAACTGGCGATAAGTCAAATCGTTTCGTCACTTTATTAAATACTAAAAAACCGTTGCTATTAGTTAATCTTCCCTCGTAATTTTCCGGCCATATATTGTTAACTCCGTCAACGATAGCAGGAGTATTTACAATAATTTTCATCTCGTCAAAATTTACAACTAAAGAACCAGCATTTATATAAGCGTTCGTTTTACCGTCAGACACCTGTTTTGCAACCACTTCTCCAGCTGCTTGATATACTCCACCTGCTACCCATGTTGAACCGTTCCAGTAATTCCAGTTTTTATTATCGGTTGTAATATATATACCACTGCCACCAGTTGGGTGGGCTTGTTTTAAAGCAGTAAGATTGGCAAAAGTACCTTTTGGCGAACCGTCCATTATGTTTCTTAAAATTTCTTTAATTTTTTCATCGTCTGCCTTGCCTTCCATAATTCCCTCGATATTAGCAAGCCTTGCCGATAAGTCGACAAATTTTGCTCTTGCTTGAGATACTTCCATATTTGAATTACCTTCTCGAACATTCTCCAACCACGTTCTCTCAAATAACTGTGCAATTATTTCTCGAATGTCAGAACCTTTACTTTTTGTTCTTATCCACTCGGTTAACTCCGATATTTGATGTAATTTGTCGGTTGGTACGTCCTCAAAGTCTGTATAATATATAGGTCGGCTGGTTGCCTCACCTACCGTTTGTTTTAATGTGTTAAAATCATACGTCATTGAGCTGTCTCACTTCCTTTGTTTAATTCTTTAATTTTTTTATCTAATTCAGCAACTTTTGTTTTGTACTGATTCAGTTTGTTTTGAGTAATTTCCTTTTGTAATTTTAAATTACTGATTGTTGCTTTATCCTTTTCAGCGTTCAATTTAGATATTTGTTCATCTATTAATTTTATTTCTCTCGTATTAGTTTCAACGATTGAATTGTAAGTCGCTAATTCAGATTGTAATATCGCTAACTGATTTGACTTCGCCGTTTCTTTTGCAATTTGAGCCTGTCTTGCGTTATTGTCAGCCAACACTTTCTCCATTGACTTCGCCGCTTCTTGTTGTTGTAATTGAAATTTTGATAATGTGATACTATCAGAACCAACTGTTAAATCGACTGATTCGGGTTGTGTAATATCTATTACTTTCTTGATAATTTGTAATCTTTCAACTCCCGACAATGGTGCATTGTCAACAGGGTGCGTATTACCTAATTTAAATTTATCGTAAGTATTATCGATTAAATAAAGCTCCACAACAGAAATATTCCATGATGAAATAGCTATTTTCTGTGCATTCATATATTGTTTACCACGTTGAAATAAAATATTGTCGCTTTCAATGTCCGTCCAGTCTACAGGACGTTGAATAATACCGAATTTCTTAACCAGTTCAGCGTCTTCTATGTATCGCTTACCACCGTTTACACGGTCAATAGTAACACGTTCTCTTATCACATATTGTCCTGTTTCTTCAGAGCGTTCTGTATCTTGAATATCAGCACCGAGTGGCACGAGTCTAGTTATTAGGTTACTTAAATCTAACTCACGGCTTGCAGTCTCGATATTAGTTCCAAGTTGAATTGGACTTTTCTTATCTTCTCCAACTTTCTCTAAATAATCTAAATACAAGCCGTCTTCTTCTACTCTTAATTGGATATATCCACCCATTCTACCTACTAGATTGTTCTTAATAGTATCAAATGTTGTTTCATATCCAATATATCGATAAGGTACGTCAGATTGATTTTTAACTGTGATTTTACCTATTTTAAATCGCTTGTGTTCTTCTACTTGAGAATTGTGCGTATTGATAATACGTTGAAAATAATCTAATACACCGTTATTACTTACCTTTTCAAAAGTCTGTGTCGAGTCTTGCAAATAACCTAATACTGATTCACATATCAGCGTTTTTGAAAATAGTCCGCTATTATCCATTTGTGATGTTGGCTTTAAAACACGTCCGTAAAACTCTATTTCACCGTCATATTTGTTGATAACTTTAACAAGTCCATTAATTGGATCAATCTTGTTATAAAGTGGGTGGTCGTACATCAATTCAAATTCAAACGTAGGTATTTCTGATAATGATTGAGTGATTTTGCCACTAGCAACTTTATTACCGTCAACTTGTGTCTCATGCATTATCTTGCCATTACTGTCATTGAAATTATCATAATATATCGCCCTATATCCAAGTTGTATCATGCCATTACCTCTTTTCTAAAATGGAAATAAATTGTGCCATAACCCTCGACTGTTACGTCATTTACACCGGGTTTTAAACTCAAATAGTAATCTGAGTTATCACCACTTGTAATATTTGCTGTATCTCCATTGACTGTTACTTTGAAATTACTGTCAGCTGTAATTGTCGGTTTAATCGATACTGATCCAGCGTTAAATAACGGGAATTTTAACTTCCCTCGCACTTCGTATTTTGTATAGTTAGCAATAACCTCATGTGGATTGTCGTAAAGTTCGTTAAAATTATCGTCAAACTTGTTTTTTTCACCGATTAAAAACGGATAGCAATTAAATACTATTGTTACAAGCAAACCATTAAATTTATAATCGTTCTCTACCTCTACTGACTTACATTTCCCAAGCCAATAATAATTGACGTTGTGCGTCTCAAATAATTTCTGTTGGTTATGCAACATTAATCTTTGCTTAATTCTACGTTCAACAAATTTACGTTCTGAATAAGGTGTATTAAATAATCTAAATTTATATTTTATTTCTCTATTTTTAAATATTCTTTCACCTAACAAAGCTGAAAAATCAAGGACACCTTGGCTAAAAGGTAAGTCCTTGATAATTTCTTTCTCTTCCGGTGTAGGTGCGTCTCTTTCAATCATATACAATTTTTCGTTTTTAGAATTGAAATTCATAAACTGAATAAATTCTTTAATCTCTAATGCCATGATGTCCTACTCCTAATCTGTGTATTTTGTCCTAAACGTCTATCAACAGTACTTCCGACTTTTTGTCCGTCTAAGTAAACAAATTTACCGTTTTTAGTTTCTATGATTAATTCATCAATTTTATTGATTAAATCACGGTTTGAAACTGTGTTGTTAATGCTGTGGTTAACGCTTTGTGGTGTATGTGCTACTGAAATACCGCTAGTAGTTCTTGCTTCTAATCCAGCTAAACTCATTTCAGTATTTATAGCAGCGTTTAAAGCGTCTGAGATAGTCCCAGCCATATCTAACACTAGATTTTGTACTTCTCCAAAACCTGTGCTAATTCCACGGTGTAAACCTTGCATAATTGCAATACCGTTATCAATTAATAAACGTCTATCATATGAAATCGGTCCTTTGTGATCTTTTATCCATTGTGCCATACTACTAACACTAGATTGAATGTTTCTCCATTCTGCGTCTAGTCCTTGAGCAAATGATTGCATAACAGCTAAACCGTGGTTATACAAGTTAATATTGCTAATGTTATTTAAAGCGTTACGGATATTGTTTACAGTCTCGTTAGATTTTTCAACCAACTTACGACCTACATTATCCCACTCTGTCACCATGTTTTGACCTGCTGTTCTGAATATTTCAACCATTTGTGTCATTTCCGTTCTAACAACTTGCGAACTAGAATTCATACCGCTAATGATAGCACTTTTAATTTGATTCATTGCCGCTTGCATGATTACAGTCATTTGTGTTCCTGCGTACTGAACAGTTGCCGCCATTTGTGAACCTGCATTCGCAATAGACGCTGTTGCGTTTGCCATTGCTGACTGAATACCTATTCCTAACGCAACAATACTACCTTGAGCAGTATTGGCACTCGCTCCTAAGCTTACTAAAGCACTATTCGCACTACTAGCTTGAGCGTTAAACGAAGCTAACCCAACACCAGCTAACATAGTAGCAGGTGCTATTGTCATAAGCATAGCGTTAAACTGTGTAACAATTGAACCAAGTCCTGTAAGTCCTGTTAATGCGTTTTGGATATTTGTTCCGAACGTAGTCATAGCAGTTACCGTACTTGTTAAAATAGTAGGTAAGTTAGTTAATGCGGTAGTGAAAGCCGTTAATAATGTTGGTAAGGCTGTTAATGTTGTCTGAACCATTACAGACGCTTGACCGAATAACATCATTCCCGTTCCTAGCATTGTCATAGCTTGACCCGCTGTTGCAAGTCCCGGACCTTGTAAAGCTATTGCTCCAAGTCCAGTCGCTGTCGCCGCTAGTGACGCTGTTAAATCTGCTAACCCTGTGTTAGTTATCATTACAACCCCTTCAGCTAACGCTTTAAAACCATTTCCGGCATTTAACGCAGCATTTCCAATTGAGTCAAAAACACCTGCTAACGAGTCAAGAATACTACTCACAGCGTCTCCAAACGATTTTATAACATCAGAAGCACCGCTAAATACTTTCGATAATACATCTCCGAACGCTTGAACAATACCTTTGACTTGCTCTAAAATCGGTACAATTTGACCTACTAGAGTATTAAAAGCACCAACAATTTGACTAATCACACTAGCAACAACAGTTGCTAATTGAGTAATCGACGGCATAAACGGTGCTAATGCTTGAATAATCTGAACAATAGCACTAGCAATAATTGGTGCAACCTTAACAAAAGCGTCAGCCAGTATTTGTATAATAGGTGTAACGGCTGTAATTACCGTAGCTATTCCAGTTGATATTGATGAAATAACTGTAGCCATCGCCGTTCCAAAAGCCGTGATAACTGGTGCTAATGTTGAGATTGACGAAATAACCGTAGCTATCGCAGTACCAACAGAAGTTATTACCGTACCAATTCCGTTAAATAACGCTGTCAAACCATTACTTTGAGTTAAGATTAGAGTAATAGCCGCCCCAACCGCTAACACCGCCGCTGCAAATGCTAACATTGTTGCCGGGTTAACTAACGCTATACCTCTGAACATTGTTGCCAACCCTGTTCCAATACCTTGAAAGGCTGTTGAAATTGATTGACCGATACCAGTTAAAACACTCTTGATTGAGTCACCTATACCTTTTACAAAGTCGGTTAACAGCTTGAATACATTAGCAATATTTGGTGGTTTAATTTCGGGTGGAGAGATTTTCAGATTTTTTAATTTAGTGAATGCTAATATTACTAAACCTATAGCACCTATCAACGGTGCAAATGCTCCAACATTAAACTTACTAAATAAATTTCCGATAACATCTATTACAGGCTGTACCGCCGATTTTAATTTACCGAACAAAGCACTAACAGTATTTACGGTAGCGTCAACTATTTTCCGGAAAGTTTCGGAGTGATTATAAGCATATTTAAACGCTAATACCAACGCTCCTAAACTTACGATTATCAACGCAAACGGATTGGATAAAACGGATAAGCCAGCGAAAACTGACTTCATCGCCCCAACAGTTTTCATTATTCCACTAATAGCTAACATTACAGGACCTGCACTAACCGTAATTAATGCTATCCATTTTTGCCACTCAGCCATTGGCAAATTGTTCCAAATGTTTATTAATACTCGTTTAATATTCGAAGCAAAGTTTCTGATCGTTAACCCCATATTAGACATTAATTCTCGAATATTTGCTTCGTTATTACCTAAGCCACCAACTAAGTTTTGCCCAGCAGCTTTCATAGCTTCAAACGAACCACTAACAGTACTTGCTGCTTCTTCTGCGGTTGCTCCTGTTATTCCTAGTCTTTTTTGCGTTTCATGAATAGCGTCAATCAACTTGTGAAATGGAATATCTTTTACATTATTAGCTGTTGCCTTAAAACTAGCTCCCATTACACCCGATTCGTTAACAAGTCTTGCCATTTCTTCTTGAGTACCACCGTATCCAAGTTTCAAGTTGTCAAGCATTGTAAAGTTGTCTTTCGCAAAACCTTGATAAGCGTTTTGGATATCCGTTATTGACGTTCCCATTTTATTGGCATTATCTGCCATATCGATTATGGCTTTATCTCCGTATTTAGCGGCTGACGCTGTGTCACCTGCTAAACCTTGTAAAAGTGTAGCTGAGAAAGACGATACTTGTTCCATGTATTTAGTGGCACTTACTCCTGCGGTTTGGAACGCTCTATTAGCGTTATTAATAACCTCTTGTGAAGCGTCACCCATTTTATTAGCAAATAACGTCCTAACTCCTCCTACGGCTTGCTCTAAACTAGCATAAGATTTTATAACTGATGTTATCCCAGCCACTGTCGGTGCTGTAAAAGTTGCTGACATTGCTGTTCCTGCTGTTCCAAAACCACTCGCTACTGATTCAAACGTCCTATTGGTACGACTTTTAAAACCCTCGAAAACTGATTGAGCTTCTTTAATTCCACCAGTAAAATTACTGACGTTAGCTTTTAATATGGCTGTTACGTCAAATGCCGACATTTTACACCACCTCCTTGCTTAAATATTCATTCATTAGCTCGTTAACATCAGCTAAACTATGTTGAGATTTTTCTTCTTTTGGATTGAAAATATTCTCAATTTCTTGTTCCCAGTTGTAAAAATCATCAAAGTTCTTATATATTGATCGTGTATTTTTTCCCTTACCTTTCGTTGCCTGTACTGTTTGATTAAACCAAGCTGCTTTAGCACGTAAAAACAATTCATCTTTTACACGAATTTTAAAAGCTTTATGATAAATATTAAACTGGTGAGGTGTAGTGTTATAAGCTTCTGAATATGACAACCCCTGTCTAGCTATTAAAAAAGCTATACAGTCGTCATAGGTGTAATTACTTGCGGTTGTACTGTTGGTTGTACTTCTGTTACCGTTGGTTGTACTTCCTCCATTTGTGTTGCTTTCATTGCGTAAGCTAAAATCGGTGACTTTTTTATCTCGTTAAAAATAGACTCGAAAACCGCTGTAATCTGATTATTGATAGCTAATTCTGTTAAATATTGTTCAAGCTCAGCGTTACTCGGTTTCTGTGAGCAATGTGCCGTTGCTACTTTAATTAAATCAAGTAGTGCTAACGGGTCGCCCATCATCATCCCCATTTGTAAAATCGACATAGCTCCGTAACCAGTTGCCATGCCTTCGAATTGTGCCGATTTTCTCTTGTTCATTTCAGCTAAAAAGCCAAGTCCGAATTTTAGTTCATAGTTTTTGTTATTAATTGTTAAAATCATTTGTTTTCCTCCGTTAAATAAAAAAAGGGCGAATTTAATCGCCCGTTATTAAATTTCGTTGTTTTTTGCTAGTTTTTGGTAAGCGTATTGTGCCGCTTGAACCGCTTTTTTCTGTTCTTCTGTCAGTACATCTTTGTGATTAAGCACCCCACGTCCATTAATAGCGTATGAGTATGTTAATTCAACTGTACCGTCAGCAGGTGAGCTTAATTCAAACGAAGTGAATTTACCTTGGAAATAGTCAACGTTGTATTCAACTTTGTTTTCGTTATCCGGATTTTCTTTTCCAGACTCAATGTCAACGTTCCATACTTCAACTGTTTCACCGTCAATAAACCATTGACGTAATTCTTTCCAAAACTCAATTGTAGTTGAGTCTTTATCACGGTATGCAAGCGAAGTAAACTCAATTTTGTTTTCTCCGTCAGCAATGCTTGTGACAATACCGTCAACTGTTGTTTTTGCGTCTGATTCTTTCTCCATATTTAAACTCATTTCAGTAATGAATTTAACTCTGTCTGCGTCTTTTACTTTCATATCTTTTAATTTTCTAAAGAATGAAAGATAATGTTTACCACTAATTAATTCTGCTGCCATTGTCTGTTATTTCCTTTCTTGTGTATGTAAAATTAATTTCTAATACTCGATGTATTAGCGGTTGAATGTCTGTTGTGTCTAATGCGTCTTGCTGTGAACAAGTTTTAAATGTAAAGTAATAACCAAAAGCTGAGTTTATTTGAGATATTCTCGATAGTATATCGACTGTTAAATCATCTATAGCTTTTCTATCGGAACGCAAGCCATAAATGTGAATTGTGATGTCTGTGTCTCCATAAACGTCAAAATTTACCGTGTTTACACTAGTGTTTTCACCAACATAAATAAATGGATATGGTGTATTAGGTTCCGGCAAATAGTCAAATGTATGTTTAGTTTCTTCTAAACACTCAATAAATATTTGTCTAAATAATGCGTGATTTGCTGTTACCATTACTTAAATAAACCTTTCATAAGGTCGTCCATATCCTTTTTAAATTGACGTTCAATGTCTTTTAAAGCCGGTCTAATGTGAGGTTTTGGCGGTTGATACCTTGTTCCATACTCGACATATCCGTTATATGACGCTTCACCGATTACACGTCCTTCTAACTTACCAGGATATCTAGTTGTGATATGGTCAACTAAGAAATGAGTGTCTACTGGTGCTTTCTCTTTAGCTTTCACTTTTAATTTCTCAGTATTGTTTTTAACAATCATATCTGCCTTAACTTCACAATAATTGCCACTTTTTTTAACAATTACACCTAACTTCTCGACACCTTGCCATTGTATGTCAAAGCCTTTCGACATTATTCCACCACCCTTTTTAATTTAACTGCACCCTTAATAGGTGCGTCTATACTATCCATTCTTTCGTATATCTCATTATTAAATATCGCCCTTGAGAATGGTTGTTTAATCTCTTGCATAAATCTGCAAGAAATAACCTTTTCTGTTTGTGATCCATAATCTTTTAGTTGCTTGCTATTACTAATAACGTTAACTAAACAAGGCAACACAATTTTCTTAATGTTACCTTGTTCGTAAGTATCTGTGACGGGGTTGTATTTCCCGTGAATATTGCTACCGATTAATAATGTTAATCTGTGCGGTGTCTTCATAGAAAATAAATTCTCCCACGTTCCCTTAAGGAACCATCCAGTCCAAAATCTTTATTTAAAATAGCCATATAAGGCTTAAATAAATTGTCCCACTCTTGATAAGTGACTGAATAACCGTCAACAGTTTCAGAAGTCACACCCTCCGAACCTTTGCGACCATACAGCTTATATACTACATTTTCAATCATGAAATTGTACTTCTTATCAACTTCGGTTGTTCCTGTTAATGTCTTAAAATAACTTTCAGCGTCCTCGATTAAATCACAAATTAAATCATTCTCCACATGGTCGATAATACCTAATCTTCGTTTAATTTTCGAAAGTTGATTTTCGTCCATTATTCTTCTGACTCGTCTGTTGCTTTTGTTCTACCTTTTGGTTTACTTTCAACTTGTTCCACAATAAAACCTGCTTCAACTATTTGATCGTACCTTTCTTGAGTTGGTACATAAATAGCTTCGGGACGTGGGAACACATCACCTTTGTTATATCCGTGTTCCTCGTCCTGTAAATCTATAAATGGAAATACTGTAATATACATTGTTTACCTCCTAAATTGTCGCTGTTAATTTAGCGAATGCTTTATCTTTAATTACTAATACACCAATATCCATCGTTGCACGAATAGCAATCATTTCTTGCTCGAATAGGTTAATAGGTGTACCGTCTTGATTTGTCATTGTTGAGATTTGACCTTCTTCTGAAATTTTGTAAGTGATGTTGTAAGGAACACCATATACTAAGTGGTCGAAGTTCCCGGCAATTAAATCACCTTTTTTAATTTGTTTTGATTTCATGTCAGCTACGATAATACCGTCAAGAGTGTTGTTTGATTTATCATAAATAGTCTTTTTATCACCGTCACGTGACTCACGTAAAGCTGGTCTATTTTGCACTTTAGATACGAACGCATTTGGCTCGATATCATTCTCATATAGTTTTTCTTCTAGTTTTAGAATGTTCTCATAGTTAATTGGTCCTTGAATTACCGCCCCACTATCAGTAGCAACTTTTGTTACTGAGTTAACGAACGGATTTTCTACTCCAAGTAGTCCAGCTTCATCGATTTTTTTGTAGAAAGCGTCCACGATTTGTGGTTTCATCTCGTCAAAAAATCTTTGCCAAGTATAGTTTAAAGCCTCACGTGAAGCCACTAAGATAATACCTAATTTTTTAGCTACTAATTTAGCTTCGATTAATTCCGGTTTATCCGTTTTGATTTTCTCTGTTTCATTTACCCAGTATGCTGACACCCCGTCAGTTTGGATAGTGAATTTTTTCTCTTGTTGTCCGTCCATTTCAATATAACGACCTAATTGCATTACTAAAGAATTTTCAGCAACTTCCTTCATGATAATATCAGTAAATTTACCATAGAATTTACCGTCTTTTTTTTCCGATACTAAAACTTTCTCGGGATTAAATGTTTGTACTGTCATTTTGTCTTATCTCCTTATTTTATGATTCTTGAATTTCTGAATATTTCCGTTCGTGAAGTACTTGAGCTTTCACCAAAACTTGATGATACATTTGGAGCTTTCGATTTTGTAAATTCTGCCTTAATATCAGCGATAATACCGCTAAAATCTTCGATAGCTTTTAACGTATCGTCTGCATTGTCTTTAACAACGAATGCTAATACTTTTTCATTTACTGGCAATTTACGACTTGAAAGCGACTTGATAGCTTCATCAGTTAACTCACGTTTTACTTGCTCTTGTTTTAATGTCGTTATTTCATCAAGTAACGCTTGTTTCTCTTTTTCAGCTTCTTTCTTTCGATACTCTTCCAATTCTTTACCAGTTAATTCTGATTCAGCTTTATATTTCTCCACAGCTTGCTTTACAGCTTGTTGGATAGCTTCCTCGTTTTGACTTTTGACCTTATTTATGCGTCTAGTCATTTCTGCAACAGTAACCATTTTTTCAGTAGGTTGATCCTGTTCTTGAGTGTCGACTTGCTCTTTTTCAGTTTCTTCTACATTATTTAGTTCTTCTGCCATTGTATTTATCCTTTCTTACGCTTTTACGTGCAAACCTCCACGGACATCACCTTTTTGTGCCGATAAGTGATTGGGCATAATAAAAAGACCTTTTAACGTCATGTCTAGGACGAAAATGGAAAATATTGCGTATTTTTCCATTTTGAGTTTGATTATTTAGTTAAAAATGGAAAATAAGCCTTATTTTTCCGTTTTGAATTCATCAAGATTTGTTCTACCGTCTTTATAGACTAGTTCAAACTGTGCAAATGTTGAACACCTACAATTGGGGTGCATTGGGAACATGTTTACACCTTTTTCAGCTTTATTTATAGGTATTTTAGTTTTATTAAGCTTACCGCATATATCACAAGCTCCCGGTTCTGCCACATATATTAAATGAGTAAAACCAACATCCTTATACATTGTTAATTGAGTGTCAGCGTTGATTCTTGCTATTTCAGTTTTTAATAAGCGTTGTGCGTTATATTTACTAGTTTGGAATTTATCTGATAATCTGTTCATTTCTTTCTTGTATCCGTCCATATTAGTATAAATACGGTTCAATGAGCTAAAAATTTCACGTTGTAAGCCGTGCTGTAGTCCGTTCCTACCCCATACCCTACTAGAGAATGTAGCACCGTAAAAATCAGCATTTAAAACACGTTTTAAGCGTTCCGGAACCTCTCCAATAGATAGTCCCAAGATACCTGCTTGCCTTGTGTATTCTTGTTCTAACTCTTTTTCACGTTCATCATTAAACATTTCAAATAAACTTGCTGTCATTAGCATTATTTCCAGTTGTAACTGACGTTTTAATAATTCAAGTCTACTAACTTTCATTTTCAGATTATAAACTTTTAACCATTTATTAGTCTTTTCGCTAAAATCACGGTTTCTAACAGCTATCGCAGCCGCATTGCTATATTGAGTTACATCCATACTATCAGCTAGTTTCATTGCTTCTTGCTTTGTCAAACCAGTAGAATTTGCATATCTTAAATAATAGCTGTCAATACGTTTTTGTATCCTATTTTCAGCCGATTTGTATATTTCCTCGATTAATTTATCTCGGTCAATATCTCGTTTAATTAAATCAGACTGTGCTTTTCGCTCTTGATTATAACGTTGATTCGGTGTCAGTTTCTTCATCGGTTACACCTCGATTAAATTCAAAATCAATTGATCCGTTCTGTTTTTTTAATCTTTCGTTTTCCGTTTTAAAGTCAGTAAACGAAGCATTATTCATTAATGTTTCTTGTGATATTTCACCACCGCTTTCAATGTACGTTTTAATCTCCGTCCACACGTCTTGCGGTATGTTAGGATGAAATGTAAACGTCAGTTTGTCAGCTTCAATTAATGGTGCATTAATTACCTTATGGATATTACTAATTAATTCATATCTACGACGTAAAGCTTTTGTATAATAAATTTCCTTACTTTTTCGAACCTGTTCAAGTCCAATCATTTTATACAACAAAGCAATTCCCGATTGAGTAGCATTAAATCTATCATCTTCAAGGTTTGGAATGCGACTAAACCTGTGAATATCGTTGGCAATTCTATTTTTATATGCTTCTACTCCGTTAACGTCGTATTGTTTATAAATATAGTTAGCGTCAGCAGTTGTCTGACTACCGTTCATGTTAGTTCCTGTTTGCAAGAATAACAGGTTACTATCTTTCATTTTAGCGGCTTCTTTTGCGTCAAGTCCCATAGAATTTAAGTCGCCCTTAATAACCAACATAGCGTCATTTAAATCACTCATATAGTTTGCTGTGTCAGATTGGCCAGCGTCGTAAGCGTCAATTAAAGATAGTTCTGATTCAAAATCACCTTGTCTATAGCGATTATTCCACCACTCAACAACAGGAACATCGCTGTAACTGTGTTTTGTTACATCTTCCACCATTAATCTTATAGAGCCTGTTTTAAAGGCTTTAAACGTGATAATTTCATCGTGTGTGTAAAGTGTCATGTTGATATTATCATCATATTTTGGAATGTGAACCGCTGCAATCATATTTTGTTCGACTGTTAAATCTCTAATAACAAACATTTCTAACGGATCAATTAAAACAACTCTATCAATATTATTTTCATCTCTAAAATGATATTCAAATGCTCGACCATAAACAGAAGTGTCAAACGCTAAATCGTTATTTAGAAAATCAATATCGTTTTGCCACTCAATATCTTTAATAGTCTCTAGTTGTTTTTCGTCCGTATTTTCCATTACACCAATTGTGACTGGATTACCTAACACATAATTTGTTGCAAAATTAGAGATATATCCGCCCCATTTGTGACGGACTCTATAATCAGCCTTTTCTTTATCCAGTCTTCGCTTACCTGTGATAATGCTATAATTATCGCCGTGAGCATAAGTCTTTAATACTTTTAATCGTTTCATTTGTAAATCAAAAAAAACATTTAGCATATTTCTTAACGCTTTTCGACCCTTTTCAGTATTTAAAAGATCATCAGCGTTAGAATATCTAAATATTTCATTTGCTTTATTGTCAAATATTAAATTGTCGTTTCTTCCACTAGTATAACTATTTACACCAGTTTCAAATTCTTCTACTTTATCCATTTTTACCTCCTAAACAATGTATTAACAGTTTTAATTGCTTTATCCGTATCAAGTTTACCGTGTTGTCTGTAGATATTATCTTGTATAGCGTACCTTATAGCGTCAATACAATGGTTGTAGCTATCTACAGGTTCGTTTATATACTCATTTGTTTTTTTATCTTTCTTCCATGTGTAATTCTCCAATTCTTCAATTGTCTTTACACACCGTTCATCTACAACAATATCGTATTGCATAATATACTGTATTCCTTGCATTACTGATCCCGGTCCTTTTTGAGCGTCCGCAAGTCTTCTAATACCTAAATTCCTTAATTCTTGATTTGATTTCCGTTCAGCTGAATCAGCTTTAATTTCTTCTTTACTGTAACCTAAATCAATAATCGCATTTGCTATTTTATCATTCGTTAAATTTTTTCTTACGTATTCCTCCACGATGTAAAGCACCTTGTTTTGTTCATCTATTTTAACGTGCATAAATGCTGAAGGGTCGTTTATAAAACCATAATCGAGACCAAAATAAGATTTCAAATTACTAATATTATCTTTGTTAATAATTCTCTTCTCATATTTTGGAAAGATTAATTTATCTAATGTTGCAAACTCTCCAAGAGCATAAATTTTATAATAAGCTTCGTTTCTGTTTGCAAGTTCTTCTATATTCTCAATAGTTACCTTATCTAAAAACCTATTATCTTTATACGACGTATGATAAACTACTGTATTTTTAGGCTTTTTAATAAAAAAAGCGTTGTAAGTCCAGTTAACTTTACTTACTGGGTTAAACATTAAATAAATTTGTTTATACTTATGTTTTTTATCACGTAAACGTAATGTTAATTGTGTATAATCATCCAATGTGAACTCTGAAGCTTCTTCCATTACAACATCAGACACACCTTTTATCGACTTTATTTTTTCCGGGTTATCAAGTCCCTTAAAGATAAACTGTGCTCCGTTCGGTAATTCTATTCTGTAAGCTGAATTATTTACCTTGCATGAATCAAGCAACCCCCAAGATTCTAAACATTGCTTTACATCTTCAAAAATTGAGTCATAGACTGTAGCTCCTACTTTACGTAGAAATAATATTTTACGTGGATGTTTCCAATTTTGGCACGCTTTATAAACAACTTTTTGAATAACTCCGTGACTTTTACCACTAGACGCACCACCGTAGTGAACCTCGGTAAATGTTGAATAATCATTTAACTTATCGAATATATGCTTATTAAACACTCTACTAGGATGCTTAATCGATATATTAATCTTCTTCATCCCAATCACCAACAGTAATTTCTATTGTTCGTTGCGTTAACTCTTGCTTATCAGTCCACATTGAGTATCGTTTACCTAATAACTCAGCAGCTTTAATTCTGTCTTTTGCTCCTACGTCCATATAGGTTGTTTCTTGAAAACCTTGTCCCATTCCTATTAACGTTTCTTCTCGATGTTCTCCTCTCATTACCGCAGTTAAGTATTGTAGTATTTCTTCTTGATCCGCAATTTTTTCAGAATTGAGTTCAGCTAGTCGTTCTTCTATATAGGATTTTATTCCCGTATTTTCCAGTAATTTATGTGAATCACTCTTTGCGTATTTCTTACTATAACCTGCTTCAATCGCTGATTTCATAGCATTTCCACTAATGATGTACTCATCAGCGAATTTTTTCTGTTTTAATGTTAATTTTGCCAATTTTCCACCACCTTTCTGACAAAAATAAAAAAGAACGTCTTTTTTTGACGTTCTCTTCAGTAGTTTTTCGTTCTATGCACATGGTATTATTATCATCTATTTTTTTTAACATCTATAACTTAAAAGGAGGTTTACCGAAAATCTACTTTATCATTTTAACATGATTAATCTTATATATGTAGATGTATTAATATTTAGTAATATATACTAATATATTGTATTGTATATTAAAATATATTACTTATTCATTAGGTAATCTTACCTCAGCAAGTGCGTTAGTATGCCACTGATCTATTGTATTTCGTGTCCTATCAAAAATCTTTTCTATTTCAGTCCACTCTAAACATTCTACATATCGTAAAGTAAGTAATAATACATATCGTTGGTCTTCCACTTTATTTATTATTTCTAAAATTTTTGTTCTTAATTCAACTAATTTTAGCGACGTTTCTATAATATCCTGCTTGTACTTATCTGTCTTATCGATTAAAGCCTCCCAACTTGACTTATTACCTCCCTTGACCTGTTCCCTTGAATAATCAATCGCTTTTACTTGTGTCTTGCGGTGTTCTATCGCTTTTAGGTGTCTCTGCAGTGAATCTATTCTCTGTTCATAATACTTTACACCTTCAAAATATCGCCTTACTTTATTTCCTGTCCTTTGTTTCACTTCTTCCACTCCTTATGACTTTTAATTATTAAATAACCTATAAACAACGTTGTAACCAATGATATAGTTAACGTTGCTGCAATAATTGCACCTATTAAATAACCTATCGCTGTTAACATTTAATCGTCCTCTGTAAACATTTTCTTAACTATTCCTTTAAATATCGAATATATAGTAAAAACTCCAAAAATAAACAATATTCCGTAAAACATTATCGCTATACCATTTTTTAAAAATTCGATTATTACTTCCATTATAAAAGTACCTCCTCAATTTCTCCTCTAAATTCATCGATAAATTTTCTTGCTGTTTCATATGAATAAAAGTACGGGAAAATAGAAACCGAACGAACTTCTTCAACCTCATTTATCACTAACGGACTATCACACCCATACATTGGAAACCTGTCGATTTGTACCTCATGAATAGTTTCATCATCGTCCTTCCAATTAGGTGTCCAGTTTCCTTGATGTTCTTTCGCCCATTCTTCCATTTTATTTATTAATATTCTTTTTTTATCATATAGTTCAGCTTCTTCTCTAGTTTTGAAAGCTAAACCACGGATATAACAATTCTCCCTATAAGCTGTACTAAAATCTTCTAAAAGGTCAATTACACCAAATTCATCTGGATTATAATAATCTTCTAAATTTTTTGGATATTCCACCTCATACGGCTTATAAGGTATCAACACACCTTTACTATCTAATATCTTTATTCTTAATTCAATTAGTTGTTCTTCCAGTCGTTTTACTTCTTGTTCTAATTCTTCGTTAGTCATTTTTAGTCCTCCAATAGATTCTTATTTTCGTAAATATTACCAATTACACATGCTGATTCATTATTTGCTTCTAATGATAAATATATACAGTCAATATGTTTTTCACTTTCAATTACAAAACCTTTAAAAGATTTGTATTTCACTTCAAAATTTTTCTCTAATATCTCAACAATATCTCCTAAATGTATTTCTACTCCATTTTTATCTTTTAATCCTGTATTTTCCATGAATTCAACATCTTCGAAATCAAAGTATCTATACATGTTACAACTTTCATCATAAACTTCAACTACTTTAGTATCGAACCTAATCGACTCTACTTCAAATACTTTCCCTAAACTTCTTTCATACACTTTTGGTTGCTTCATTATTTTATCTCCTTTATTATCTTGTTATAATAAAAATCTTCTATATCTTTAGCGTTTATTACAATATCATTAATCCAGTAAACAACGTTCGGATAACTATCAGCATAAACTATAGCATGTTGTAAATTATCCATATCCTTTTCTGTTCCTATCACTTTAATTGTTTCACCGTTTTTCATTACAATACTTAATATGTACTTCATTATTAAACCTCCGTAACTCCTAACTCTTTTAACTCTTCGATTATTTCGTTTTTAATTCTTTTTAAAGCATCATCAACCTTTTGCTTATATTTATTATTCAAAAAAATCACATGACTATTTACACCTATTCTAATACTACTAGGAGACCTTTCAGTCATTTTTAAGTGAAAATCAATTTCTTTAATTTCTTTTACTAAAACATTCGCTTTTTGTAATTCTGTAAAATTCATTTTAAACCTCCTTATAATGATATTTAATACCGGCAATGTATCTCGTAGCACGTAACCAGTTTATTTTTTTCTTTTTCTTGTCTATTAACTTCGGTAATTCTAACGGTGTAAATTTTGAATAATCTGTAACTATTTCTAAAAAATACATTAAGTCATAATAAACTTCGTCAAGTGAATCAAACATTTCATATTTAACCATATTAGGGAAAAAATTTACAAAGTTTATATCATTTGTTTCGTATTCAACCAAAAAGTCAGAAGTTCTTTTCGTTACCGTAATTCTAATGTTTTTACTATTACATTTATTTCGATAAATTATATAAAATTCCCTATCACCGTCGTATAAAGCGTTGTGAGTGTAAGAAAATATATCTTTCAACACTTTAAACCAATTATCAAATTTAGCGTACTTGTAAATTTCCACTGCTTGTTCCGTGTATTCTCTATCATACTTTTCATTAAAGTTTTGTATATTCATAATTAACCTCCATATTTAATAATCTCTAAATGTATTTACACCAAAATTGTAAGCTAGTCTATATTCCTGGCATAGACTCTCAACTCTATCAATAAAACCTAAATAATCTATATCAGCTCTAAATTCTCTAATAAGTCCTAACGTTATCTTTAAATGATTTTCTAATCTACTTACTACTAATTCATCTAAACTTGAATTTATTACATCAATATCAATTATTTCTTTCTCTTTAGGTATCGTCGGTGTGCTCCAATTATCCTCTTTGTTTGTGCAAAGTTCAGTGTAGATCACTTCTCTTTTATTGCAATCATATATTTCTTTATGAACTTCTTTGAATTCACCATTTTTAGAAATAACAAGAAATAATACTGGAATAGATGTGTCTTCGAATGCTCCTTCGATTAAATTCAATTCAACCAACCTATCCCCTATTAAATCTCTCATTTTCTGTTCAGTTTTTCTATAAGCAACTCCAGGAAAGCAAATATGAAAAGCGAACTCTTCTGTATAGTTTAATGATTTTAGAATAAAAATATCATCTACTACACCACTTTTCTTCCAAGGAAATTCATTTTGAATATTTGTTTGTTCCTCTTCTGATAAGTCTTTAAACTTCATTGAAAATGGTGGATTCATAACAATACAATCAGCCGTTACACTTTCACTAAAGTTAAAAAAACTCATATTGTAAATATCTCTATTCGGGAATAGATCTCTATTTTTTTCAAAAGTATCACACGAAGCTTTTTGTATCTCTACACCTATTAAATGTTTTGGTTTAATAAATTGTTCTAATTGACCGCTACCAATTGCACCATCAAATACTGTAGGATTTTCACCAACATATTTTTTTACCTTTTCAGCCACATACTGCCTTAATTCTTTACCAGTAATGTATTCAGCGTGTTTTTTTGCTATATCTCTGTTATTGTGTTCAATCAAAATGTATCACTCCTACCTGTAAATCTCCTTATACTGCTTAAGTAATTGCAACTGTCTAATTTTTTCTTTTTGTTGCTGTATAGTCCTTTCTTTAACGATATTATCGTTAGAAAGCTCTTCAATAGTGTTACTTGATACATATACGCCTAATATCAATCCAGCTGTGAACATTGCCAGCAACATTGATAATGTGATTAATATAATTTCTATGTTATCCCATATTTTTTTCAACATTTATTATCCTCCTATTCCGTTCATTTCTGCTATTTTTTTAGTTAATTGTGCTTGTTTATAGTCTAGTTCTTTTACTTGTTTTTCTAACCTTGTATTCTCTAACCTTAGTTCAATGTTTTCTTTCCTAAGAGTGTCTATTTTAACATTGCTAACAATTACTCCTAATAAAGTACCTACAACCATTAAATTCACAATTTCCAATATCTTATCCAGCATTTACCTTCTCCTTGACTCTAATTAAGTGTTTCTCTACTAGTTTACTTATTAGTTCGTTGATATCTAATCCTACTTCATCCAATAGTTGTGATGGCATATCTTCAACTTTTAATAGTTCTTGTCCGTATTGTTCCATGTTAGTGTCACTTTTCATTTCATAAACAGCTTCTATCAACTGTTCGATTCTTTTTTTACCAAAATGATAATTCGCCCTAAGCACCCAGGCTAGTATGGTTGTAAACTCTGCAAGCATCTCAGTTCTTGCTTCTAATCTGATTTTCAATCTCTCTTCTTGTTCTTTTATTTTTTTACTACCTGGACTAGTGATACCAAACTTATTCTTTTTTATTTTCTTTGCCATGTTATTTACCCCAGAAATAATTTATTATTTGATAAAGTATGTAAGTTGTTGCTAGCCAATTAAGAATAGTTAAATTCATTTTAATTTTAAATAATTCATAATGAAAATCCTTTAAAAATTCCTCATGTACAAAATTATCTTTTTCTAATATAAAAATTCTTCGTTTTAATTCCTTTATTTTCTCGTCCATTTTCTATCCTCCTATTATTTATAACTCATAAACTTTTACATAAACGCCACTGATTGAATTGTAACGTTTTTCACTCTTAATGCTGCTAATGTGTGAATCGTCTTTCCAAAAATTTAGTTTAGTCATCTGATCAATAAACGCTTTTGCCAAATTATCCACATCAGGCTTTTTAGTGTAATAATCACCATCCACCTTATTTTTCTCTAACGGGAAGCACCATATTAACTCAATTCCAATAGGAGCGTTTAATATCTTACTAGGAATTCGACTAATCAATCCTGCTTTAAAAATCTCTTTAGCTTCTTTCAAGTTATGAGAATCAAAAATAATCGGCTTACCTTTTTTCACTGAAATAATTTTATCTTGATGTGTGACCTTTGGTATTTTTTTCAAAGGTACAAAAAATTCAAATCCCATAATTCAATTTCACTTCCTTAACTCCAATTTAATTTTTTACCATTTCCATTTTTTCTTTTTCATTTTTTCGCGCGGAGTACAGGACGGTGTTGGTACAGACAGGAGGTGGTTTTTAAACCTCCTGTACTGTCCAACCTGTACTGTCCCTGTTCTCCCTATCCAACATCATATATCTGTGATATATGGGTTTTCCTGTCCGGACAGGACTATAAAAAAACTAATGTTGTCTTGTCCGGACAGGACTGAATTTTTAAGTTGTGTCCAATAAGAACAGGACAGACAAGACTAAGTGTTGTCCTTGTCTTTTTTTCGTTTTTTGATGGTTCCAGAATTCTTATCAAACCAAAAATTATTACTATTTTCTAATCTTCGGTTAACAGTTTTCACACTAATACCTAAATAATCAGCAACCATTTGTCTAGTTGGTTCTTCGTCGAAAGAACAATTCTCGATAGCTAATTCAAACTCTAGCATGCTTTCTTTTTGCTGTTCTTTTGCTTGTTTTTGTCTAGCTTCTTTAGTTTTAGTGTATTTTGTTTTGTCTGAATCTAGTTCGATATCAGCTAAAACGCCAACTGTATCTATTGTATGAATAGGATACCCAAACCACATATTTACAGGTTCAAACTTCGCAAATTCTCTAAGTGTACCTTCAACACGCCACGCTGTAGTCTGTCTGACAGCTTCTTCTAACTTCTTCGCTTCTTCTCTTACTTGAAGTAAGTGACCGCTAAGACTTTGTTCAGAGTGATATTTCATTTTCTCGTAATCATAGTGATCATCCATTCCTATTTTATTCTTGTAATAATGATTATTTAGAGTTCTGATTTTTTCTTCATAGAATTTCACTAAAGTATTATTTACTTGAGTTTTCATTAAATCTTCTGGAATATCTAACTCAACTAAATCTATTAAAGCATCCGGATCACGTGCAAATACTCCACTACCACTGGCCCTATCCATTGATTTTTTACCACCTTGCGCACCTTTTGAGTGATGGTGGCAGTAAATAACTGAACAACCTAATTCTGTAGCCACCTTGTCAAACTGGTTAGTAAAATGAGCCATCTGGTCAGCGCTGTTTTCATCACCAGTAAGTACCTTGTATATAGGGTCAATAATCACCGCTGTATAATTTTTCTTGTGCGCCCTTCTGATTAATTTAGGCGCTAACTTATCCATAGGAACAGTCTTTCCTCTTAAATTCCATATATCAACGTTATTTAAGTTATTAACTGGTATTCCCAATTTAGTGTACACATCTTTAAATCTATGTAAACAGCTTGCTCTATCTAACTCTAAATTCACATATAGCACTCTACCTTGTGCACATTCCCATTTTAACCACTTCTGCCCCTCAGCTATTGCTATTGCCATTTCTATTAGTGCAAAGCTCTTTCCAGCTTTTGAAGGTCCAGCAATAAGCATTTTGTGACCTTGTCTAAGCACTCCTTTAATTAATTCTGGAGCTAATTCTGGCATATTCTCCCAAAAGTCTTCTAAAGACTCAGGATCGGGTAAATCGTCGTTTAAATCCTCGATAAACTCAAACCATTCATCCCAACTAGTTTTCCCAATGTTAGTATCAATTAAAAATTGCTTCTTGCCATTCCTCATAATACCAGGCATTCTACTTAATCTAGAGGGGTTCTTATTTTGCGTATCAACTGCTAAACCATTTTTAGCGCATATTTTATATAAATAATCAACACGCTTTTGGTATTCTTGATAATCTCTAGCTTCAATTTTAACGATAGCATGAACTGACTTACCACCACTATGCACTAAGCAAGCTACTGGCAACTCTAACTCGCGAATAATAGCGTTCTGTTGAGATATGCTAGTTTTATCACTTTCAACAAGAGCGTATCTATATTCCGTTACATTATCATTTTTAACCCCCTTACCATCTAACGGGTTAAATCTTATCCATGCTCCAGCTTCTGGAGTATAATCTCCAATTACACATGTAATATCATCTTTATATTTATTTAACTCTTCTATTAAGCGTCCTGCGGTCCTATCATAATTACCTTTTTTAGGTTTATGTAAAATATTACCATTACTATCTTCTATAGGATAAGTTTCTGTCACATATCCAACATTTTCGGTACTTTCAAATAAAGTCTCTAAATATGTAGTAAGTTCCTTAACAGGGTTCCAACTAACAGGTTCTTTTATTTCTTTACCTTCAATCCAGGTTTTATCAATAAATTTATAATCACCATCAGCTTTTATTTCATCATTCCAACCTAATTCATAAGCGTTTGATTGATCTGAATAATAAGGTGTATAACCATTTTCTACGGCCATTTGATATATAGTACCGCCAGTTATTGGTTTGCCAGCGCCATTAAAAGTATTCCACTTCCTAGCACATTCACCCTCTTTATATCTCACATCATTTTGTGACCATAAATCCCAATCTTGCACGGTATGGCCTTCATGTTTAAGAGCCATACCAACGTTTACCCATTCTTGATAATCAAGAGTAGCAGGGTTTATATATTCTAATAATTCTATTAAATTTATTTTATTTTCCATTTTGCATCCTCTTAATTATTTAAGCTCCTGGTTTAAAATCTTTAGCAATCACACCTCGTGGAAGTCTCCAACCATTTGCAGCAATTCTTGTAATCATGTTGTTAGCTTCTTCAAATTTCCATGATCCTACTTTTCTAAAACCACGACTTTCTAACAGTCTAATCTGTTTAGGTGTAGCAAGTCCTGCTTCTCTTCTTTTTATAATTCTCTTAATAAGTAATTTAGCCTTACCGCTATTATCAATTTCACTAGCATTAATCCCCATTTTTTCTAAAGTTTCAATCTGTTTTTTAGAAGGCGGTGCTTGTTCGCTAATAAAATTAGGAATATAATTTGCTAAATCTTCATCAGCAATACTCATTTCAAATTGTAATGGATCAACTAATTTACTTTTTTTACGCCTTTGTTCAGCTAATTGTTTCACTAAACTTGCTTCTCTATCTTGAATTACTTCTTCAGTTGCTTTAACTTCTATTTCTTCTAAATCAAGTGGGTTCCCTACTTCTTTTTCACTTAATTCAGTCATTTTTTTAACTACTTCTTCACTTTTGGCAATTAAATGTGCTGGACGACATAGTTCGTGCCTTTCAACGTGCCATAAAAAATCTAGAAGCAGTAAATTTTCTTTCCCTGGGTGTAATCTTGTGCCACGTCCAACCATTTGAGAATATAAAGCTCTCACTTTAGTTGGTCTTAGCACGATAACACAGTCGACACTCGGACAATCCCAACCTTCAGTAAGCAACATAGAATTACAAAGCACATTGTATTTATCATTGTCAAAATCTTCTAATATTTGTGCTCTATCTTTACTTTCTCCGTTGACTTCAGCAGCTTTAAATCCTTTTGAGTTTAAAATATCTCTAAACTTTTGACTAGTCGCTACTAAAGGTAAAAATACAACCGTTTTTCTATCTTTACAATGTTTAATCATTTCATCTGCTATTTGTTCCAGATAAGGATCTAACGCATTGCTAACATCACTAGCTTTAAAATCTCCATTTTGAGTAGCAACTCCGCTTAAATCTAAATTCAACGGAATTGTTAAGCTTTGAATTTTACTCAAGTAACCCTCTTTGATAGCATCAACAATTTTATATTCGTAAGCTAAGCTTTCAAAATAAGTCCCTAAGTCTTTCATATCTCCTCTATCTGGAGTGGCAGTAACACCTAATACTTTTGCTTTGTCAAAGTGATTAAGAACGTTCTGATAACCATTAGAAATACAATGATGCGCTTCATCAATAACAATAGTATCGAAATAATCTTTACTAAATTGCTTAAGGCGTTTTTCACGTTGTAAAGTTTGCACGCTCCCAACTGTGACCATATACCAACTATCTAAAGAACTACTATCAGCTTTTTCAAGGGCCGTATTTAATCCAGTACTTTTCTTTAGTTTGTCGCTAGCTTGTTCTAACAGTTCACTTCTGTGTGCAAGAATTAATACTCTTTCGCCTAATTTAACTCTATCTTCAATTATCTTTGAAAAAACAATAGTTTTACCGCAACCAGTAGGTAGAACAAGGAGCGTTTTATTAACGCCCTCATTCCACTGTTCTTGAACTTTTACTCTTGCTTTTTCTTGATAAGGTCTAAGTTTCATTAATTGCCAAATCCTTTAAATTCAAAACTTGAGTTTCCTGTATAATTACCAGGTTGTCTAGTTTCAGTAAATTGTCCTTGTTGCGGTGGCATAGATGATTGGTGGTTATTTTGTGCATTGATACTTGAATCGTCTGGCGCTAAGAATTTATCAATTCTATTACTCTTACCAACTGATCCATCTTTTTTGTCAAATTCTTCAACTTTAACTTTACAATATCCTGTTTGTTTTAATGTGCCAGGCCAATTCATTTTTAAAACTTCACCTTTTTTCTTCATTCCTAAACTTACAAAGAAACTTGATAACTTCCATTCATTTAAACTATATAAAATTAGATTCTCTTTAAGAGTAGTCTTTCCTTGACTTCCTCCATCTACTTGCATATGCACTATTGCCATGTTACAAGCTGGCCATTTCCCCTCACCTTTAGAACGTCCTCTTTCAATTTTTTCTACTGTAAACGGATATACTCCTTCTTCTAATAGTACAAATTCGCTACTATCTTTTTCAATGTTATCTTCCCAACCAAATTCAAATCCTGTGTTTTCTGTCATTTTCAATTCTCCTTTAATGTGTATTTTCTATTTCAAGTTATTAATTATTTCTTTAAAATTATTCCATTGAGCTTGAATATGTTTTAAATAATCAAGTGGATAGTTTTCTATAGGTGTTTCTATAGGTGCAATACCTTGGTGTGCTGTCGCTTTTTGGATATCTTGTACTGTAATTCCTTCAGCTAACATTAAATCCCATAATCCAGTTGGTACATTTTCTGGTTTAAACGGGTTTACCTGTTGTTCAATAGGTGTATTTTCTACCTCTTTAACAATATCAGCAAAATTATCAATTATTTTTTGTTCCTGTGTTTGTGAGACAGTATTTACTTCAAATATATGTGCAATACTTTCAAACTTCATTTCTAAAGTTGGAGTTAAACCGTGTCTATTTTTTGCATCCCATACAGCATTATGTGTAGTGTGCATTACACGTTCTTGACCTTGTGCTTTAGATTTTTTATCAACTTGAATCACTATCGTTTTATAGTTGCAAAATAGAATTAAGTCAGCCCATTCTTTAGTTATTGCTGCACTTCTTTTTTCTAATTTCAGCTCCCAACGGTCATAAGCTCCCATCTCTTCTGGTAATTCAAATTTTTTCATAGCAGCGTGTGCTGTTAACACAACATTAATCCCATTATTAGCTACTTCAGATAGTTTATTAAGAAGTTTACCCCATTCAGTTGCAAGTGCAACGTATTTTGTTCCATAATTTAACGAATCAATAGCAGTCCATTTATTGTCAGCCATTACTTTTTCTTTACATAAAACTTCAGCCCAGTCAGCAGTGTCAATTATCACAGTTTGATAAGTTCCGACTTGAGTTTTTACCCAGTCAATTTGATTATTTAACATTTGCCAGCTTGTTGGCTTTTCTAATCTGTCAACTTGCATATTGTTAGTTGATTCTTCAACATCAATAAATATTGCTTTAGGAAATTGTGAAGCTAACGTACTTTTACCTATACCTTCTGGGCCATATATTACAACTTTTTGCGCTTTAGCAATTTTACCGCTAATTACTTTCATTATTTAAAACCTCCATCCCATTTGAAATCATTCTTTTTATTTTCTTCATTTTTTCTATTCTTAACATATCCATCTTCAATAATTATTTGACATTCTTCACCAGTAGAAACTCTTGTAGCTATTGCTTGCAAATGGTTATCTTTTAACCAGTTACCGAAATCAACTAAAGTCTCAAGATCCATTTGTTCTAATTTATCTACTAACACAAATTCACATTGTGGGTTGATTTTTCTAACAATAGCAGTTGCTACTATAAGTTGTTCAGATCCACTCATATTATCCCAAGGTTGCCCCTTATAAGTGATTACACCATTGTCAACGCTTAACTCTTCTAATGGTAAATTAGCACCGTTTAACAATTCTAATTTTTGCTTTCTCAATTCTTCGATAGAATTTGTTAAATCTTCATATTGATTTTTGTATGCTTCAGCATCCTTTTCAGCACGTTCTCTATCCTGGTTAGCACGTACTTTTCTGTTAATCTCTTCAATATTCTCAATACTTCGTTCTAGCTCTTCTGTACTTTCATCAATCAAATCAACAACATCAGTGTTAGCTATTTCAATATCAGAATTTAATTTTTCTAAATTAAAAGTAAGTTCTTGTAATTGTGCTTCAAGTTCAGCTTTTTTATTTTCAGCAAATACTTTTCTAGCTTGTAAATTCTCTAAATTATCACGTTTACGTTGATTTTCTCCGTTTTTAGCAAGTATTTCTTGTTGTTCTTTAATCAACTCAGAAGCACTTACTAATTCATTTCCTACCTCTTTAAAAAATGGTTGTTCTTCAGCAAAATGTTTCTTTTGATCTCTAATCTGTCCAACAGTACGACGTTTGTTATAAATCTCTAATTCTTCTTGTTCAATCTGGAATAGTTTTTCACCTAAACCATCAACTGTATTTAATAAGGCTTTAGTTTTCTCTTTTGAGTTCATTTCCATAAATTTTGGTAAATTAATAGCGAATTGTTCAACAAAACTATTTAGTAAATTTTGACCAGCTTTTTTACCACTAGGATCTATTACTTTTAGCTTGCCATCTTCACCCTTACGTTCAACGATAAGTCCGTTATCCAGTTGAATTTTTATCACTGGTGGAATTACGCTACCTTCTCTTAATGGATTAGATGGTTTATAAGCATTACCTCCCAACGCCCAAGCTATTGAGTCCAGAACACTAGTTTTACCTTGACCGTTTCTTCCTCCAACAACAGTCAATCCATTAGCTGTAGGTTCTATCTGAACAGCTTTAACTCTTTTAACATTTTCTATTTCTAATTTATTAATCTTCACCATATACTAACGCTCCTAGTCTATTTATTACATCTTTTACTATATCTTCTGGTACTTCAGCACCATCTAGCATGATACATTTTATATTTTTATCGTTAATTACATCTTTCTCTTGATCTGTTAACAGATCATTT